TATACTAGCTACCTTATGTTTATTCATAACTTTAGCTCGTTGTTCTCCTACAGTTAATATCTGTATTTTTCTAGCAAAAGGTTTTCTAATTTTTTTTACTTTTTTTACAGTATCTCTTGCATCTTTTTCTGTAGCAAACTTTATAGATACTGTATCTTTTGGATTCTCGTCTGTATATAATCTACGACCAGAACCTTTAGGTTTTTTACCTGTGCCTTTTCTAGGCTCTTTTCTTGACATTCTTTTTTTTCTTCTTAATTATTTTGCCAATAGTAGTTGCTTGTCTTTTATGCATTTTAGATGCACCAAGTAATTCTTTTTTAATTTTTTTTAATTTACGTACCATAAGTATTTCTCTTTTTTCTTTTTGTAAAATAAATAATGTTTGATTATCCATAACACACCTCCTAATTAAAGTTAGTGCGTTTCTTCAGTTACCCTACTTCCAACTCTTACGAGTCAAACGAATTATATTTTTTTCTTTTTCTTCTTTTTAAATGTTGATACAAATGTTGGTTTACCACCTACACCTTGTGCTTTAGCTCTTTTTCTTTTAACTGCAGACTTTCTTTGCCCTGCAGTCATCTTTTGTGCTTTTGCTAATGGTACACATTTGGGATATTTTCTTTTACTACCTTTAGCTTTCTTTCTACCACAAGGTTGAAACTTACCATTCTTCTTTGGTGCTCCTATATCTACCCATTTTTCTCCTACCCATTTACGTAAACTCATCTGTTCTTAATCCATTTATATATTGCATAAGTACCTAAACCAAGTATAATATAAAGTATACCATCAAACCAAGATATATTATGTACTGTATTAATTAGTTCAGGTGTTATATTCATTTCTTTTTTCTACGAGTAGTTTTTCTTTTTTTCTTAGTAGTTTTCTTTTTTGTTTTCTTTTTACCACCAGGTTTTATTTTGCCAGAACAAACTGCAGAAGCATACATATTAGCATAAGCTGATGGATATACATCAAACTTTCTTTTAGCTGCTGCTTTACCTTTTGGGCAAAGTTTAGCCATTATGGTCTTCTTGCATTTCTACGTGCAGTCATACCAGATAATACTACTTTACCATTTTTCTTTTTAACTAAACCACCAGCTTTAGCACCATATTTAGTTTTCATTCCCATAGTGCCTTTAGCTGCATATTTAGTCTTCATAGGTGTGCCACCCATTTTAGCTCCATATTTACTTTTCATTCCTGCCATTTTTTTTCTCCTTGTATAAATTATTAAATGTTATTTCAGGGTCAGTATAACTATCATGTATTTCTGCTGCATGTATATGCTGACTAGGCCTAAAATCTGGTGCACCTTCACCAGTTACCCATAGAGCAGGACTTGTTACTCTAACTCTATTATTAGGTAAAGCTACTATATTACCTGTCCATTTTCCTGCATCCGTTAATTGTATTACATGATTTTGTTTATGTTGTGCAGGACAATCACTAATATCACTATCTGTAAAATCAACAGTAAACATGTAACGACCTTTATAAAATTCATTATCTATTTTACAAAACCAAGGACTTGCTGTTAATAAATCTAATTTAACTACACTATGTGTTCTTGATGAACAATCCCAAGGTTGTGCTAAATGTGTATCCATTCTTTCTGGTACTTCATCTAATATTTCATCTGCTATTAAACTGGTAATTGGCATTCTTGCCCACATTGCACCACCATGAATATTAGGTTCATCTTCTATTCCAGTAAACATTACTTGAAAACTTAAACATCTATCTGGTATTGTATTAACTGCAAAAGCAATTCCATGTAATAATTCACCATGATAATCTAAATGATTATGTGTAAACTCTTTTCTTACCCAACATTTAAAATGTGGTATATTACTAATTAAATAAGACAACTAACACTTCCATCTACGTCTTGCTTGTCTTAATCTTGAGTTAGGATTTTTAGCTGCTTTAGGAAACTTTTTCATTTGTCCTGCAGACCTAGCACAAAAACTCTTTCTTCTTTTAGCATCTTTACTACCTTTTTTTACTTTACCTGTAACAGCAGTCTTTAATTTACTACCAGGATTATTTCTTCTATATTTTCTTACACCTGCTTCTGTAAGTCCGGCACCTTCTTTAGTGGGTCTTTTATCTCCACTCTTAATAGACATGCCTTTCATGCCTTTGCCTTTAATCTTTTTCTTCCTAGCCATTTTCTATTTTAGACTCTTCTTTTACTTGAGCTTCAATAGTTCCTTGTACTTGAGGTCCTTTTCTAGCTGCACCAAAACCTTGACCAGTTGGTCTACCTACAACTTTATTTAAATCATAGTTCTTTTGAGTTCTGCCTTGACCACCTTCTATAATTGTTTTACCTATAAATTTTCCCATTAGTTACATCCTCCATAAAATGAAGCAACAAGTTTATCACCTATCTTGCCACCCTCTTTTGTTCTTATTATTTTTTTATTGTTAATTTTATTTTTATTTTTATTTTGTTGTTTATTTTGTAAATCTTTTTTTATTTTATTAAAGTCTTTTTCCATCTGAAGTTCTATTTTATCTAATCTATCTCCTTCAGTCTCAGCTAATTTTATACGTGATTTTGATTTAACTTTAGTTTCTTGTAAGAATCTTTTCTTTGCTAACTTAATAGATTCTTCTTTAGAATAACCTTCTTCCATAAACTGTTCTACTAAATCTTCTAATGACTGTGGCATGATTAATTTCCTTTATCATAAAATTGTGATACTTCTGTATTACCATCACGAATGTTTTTACTTGTGCCACCATATAACTGATAAGACATTCCTCCACCAGCTTTTTTCATAACTTGACCACCATACATTTTATTAACAAGTTTATCACCTTGCTTATCTTTTTTAAACTTAACAATTTTTTGTTTTAATTCTGTAGGTAATGTTTGTTGTTTATCTGTTAAAAATTTATCTTCATTCATTTTATTGCCTCTTGTTATTTGTAAGTTTATATTACTTCTACTAATACTCATTAGTCTGAACCTTTAACTACTGGTGTTGGGCCTCCTAATGGATTAGCAGGACTTTGCATATCATCTCTTCTAGTTCTTCTAGATTGATTTCTTAATGCATTAATTGAACTTTGATACTTTTGTTCCATAGCAGGAACTAATGAAAAGTTTTTCATAAAAATCATTGACTCTACCATACATGCATCAAACAAAGCATTATAACAAAAATCACTAAAATAATTTGATGTGGTAGCACTTGTGCCTGTTGCACTTGCTAATGCTAAAGGTCTTTTTGTAGTTTGTATCTCACCAGTTAATGTTGAAGCTGGTGTAGGTACTACATAAATTTCTGTGTTATTTTTCCTTGCATAGTATCTAGGTTCACCTGTTGATGTACTAGCATGTGGAAAATAATCTATTGCATATTCATATGTTCTTTGCAATAAAGGTATTATATTAGAAGATACACTTGTTTTATAGTTTACATTTCTAACTACTAATGTACCTTCTGGTACTGTTACTATAGGGTCTCCTGCAGTAAAAGTAAAACTAGAATAATTATCTAAACCAGAATCATCTAGTTCTTTCATTAATCTACTTTCTGCTCTTTCTACAATATTAGATATTTGACTTTCATATTCAGAAGAATCATTTTCAGTAGTATTAATTAAATCTGTTTTTAAAAATGAATACGAAGGCATTTACTATCCCACTATTAAAGTTATACCACCATTAGCACCAGGTGTAGAAACACTAACTGTTCCTCTACATCTAATACCCATTTCTCCTATGTAAATATCTGCTTGACCACTTGCAGGAACTTGAAACTTAATTTTACTTCCTTTAGAGTCTTCAATATCAATAGTGCCATTAACAGTTGAATAAGCATGTATTGCTAAAATACGAGTATCACCTTGTGTAGTTACTGCTACTCCGGTTCCTTGTATAAATTTTGATGTAATGTTTGTTGCCATTTTATTTCCTTGATATTAGTATAGGAAGGCAGAGTAACTCATACCTTCCCATAATTTACTATTAGACTCCTGGGTTTCCGATATACCCTCTCCAGTCAGACACACCAAAAGAATATCTTTCTCTTGCCTTAAATCTGATGTTTCCGGTATCGAAATCAGGTTCCATTTTTGTTTGTAAAGGTGTTCTAGTGAACATCTTAGTACCATTTGGAACGTCAGTTTTTATGAAATACGCATCTGGGTCATTAAATCTTCTGTTAACAAAGAAGCCATTAGGCACTAAGCCCATGTTCTTTAAACTGTTGATGTCATTGTCTGCACTTCCAGTTGTACCTGGGGTGTTTAAAATTACATCAGCAACGAAGATTAATTCGTTAGGTACGTGTAATGATACTGTGCCTGCTCCAATCAAAATACCTCTATCATCTTTAAGTTGTTGTACTTGTATTAAAGATGTTTCAAGTGTAGTTTGAGATAAGTCAGCATTAGTGCCATTATTTGCATAGTTACTTTGATTCCCACCAACGACTGTTGGATGTGCTGTACTAATGAATGCTTGACCATCACCAATAGCTGAAGCACCAGCAGTAAAAGCATTATTGAAAACTGCAGCAGCTTTCTGTTGCTTTGTATTTGCCATTGCTCTAGCTAAACCTCTTGCTCTTAACTTTGAAAAAGTGTCATAGAGGTTATCCTCCATTGCTTCTTCAGTAATAGCAAAAGC